AAAGCGGCTTTAATTACGTTTTTTTTTGCTCTTGTATTCCATATTTATTTTTGTTAATTACTTACATTTGTAATAACTCGTGCCTCGTTTACATTTGTAACCGCAGAAACTCCTTGCGATACTAATGCCCCAACACCTTGAGAGATTAACTCTCCATCGCAACATTCACTTGAATACGTTCCATCCTTGCAAAGACATCCACGCTTTGCACTCTTTGGACTTGAATAACTATTTTTCGCCATCTTCTAATATGTTTAAAATTTCATCCACTAATTGCTCGTCGGAAATATCTCGTAATGCCTCCGCCTTATTGCTAAAGTAACCCTCAATCGAGAATCCTTTAAACTTGCCTTGCTTTACGTTTTCCCAAGTTGCATCGTCATCGATTTTCATTGAACCGAACCACGATCCGTCAGGAACATCTTCAAAACCAACCATTGGCTTGATTCCACGTTCTGCATCACTAATCCAGCTTTCAAATAACGTAATTCCTTTTAACGCTTTTTTAGGATTGTGCATTTCATTGACATTATTATGCTTGCCTTCTTTGAAATACTTAATCGCTATTTTCTTAATCGTATCCTTTGAGAACATAACGTAAAACTCACGATCTCCTGACTTACGATAAATAGGTGTATCGGCTAATAATAATGCCCCAGATACAATTCTTTGGTCTTCATTCTCAATCTTAAATGCGTACTTATTTACGATACGTTCTGACCAACTTAATCCAGCTTCGCCACCCCAAGAATCATACATCAATTTTCCGCATCCATCTTCGTAAGATTTAGACGTTTCCAAATCTACTTTGTGTCGGCTTAAATAAGAGTACATCCGTTGAACTGTATCGAAACTAATGCTTTCGCCTTTAGCCAACTGATTTGCTCTTGTCTTGCCTACTGGTGTTCCACAACTTCCCCAACCATTCTTATCTGCCCAGTCTAATGCTCTTTGTGCCGCGTTCTTAACTCCTTCAGGATAATCACTAAAGGATTCATCTGCAAACGCTACAAAGTTTCGTTGAATAGCCGGTTTATCTACCAAAGCGATGGCTTCTTGTCCATCTTCATTGTCTGAAATAACTAATTCGACTATATCCATAATCGGTAAACCTAATTTTCCCATTTTGTTATATTTTCGTTTAACCTAATGTTGCTGCACTAATCTTATTTCGGTCTAATGCTTGAGCAGTTGTAACTTTACCAGCCACGACATAGGCTTCAATAGGACCAATGCCTTGCAACGTTTGTGCTGCCTGATTCATAGGATTTACCCCTACCACATTAAATCTTGGTGCTACTTGATAGCTTGGTGTCATTTGAGCAGTACCAAACGACATTTGTCCGCCTGATGCCGTTCCGCTTTGAATGTCAGAGATACCTTTGCTTGCTGCTGAAATGGCGGAGGCAACCCCTAAACCTCCAGCCACTAATTCAGCAATACCCATCGGAGTTAAATAACCATATTTAGCCGCATTCTTTTGCGTATTAATGGCAATCGAAGCAACTGCCGCCGCTTGTTCTAATATGATTCCAGCAATAGCCAATTCTTTATTTTCTCCAGCAATTTGTCTAAGACCTTGACCTATTCGCATTGTATTTGAAACATACGCTTCTTGCAATGCTAATTTTGCTTCGTTCTCTGCTTTTACTAAATTCTTTCTTTCTTCTGCTTGTTCTTTTGCATCTGCCGTAATATTTGCCTCATAAGTAGCTAAAGCCTTTTGTCTTGCATCATATTCATCGAATAATGCTTGACCTTGCTCTTGCATTCTTTGATTTTCTTCTTCAGCTAATTTGTCAAATGCTTTCATTTGCATTTCGCCTTCAATCTGAAGATTTTGGTTTTCTATTTCAACCAATCTTTTGCGTTCTGCTTCCCTTTCTGCTTGCAGTTGCTTATATGCTTCATCCCTTGCTTTTTTACGCTTATCTGCTTCTTCTTTTTCAGTTTTGGTTAATTCTCTCGAACCTTCTTGAAAACGTTTTATTGATTCATCATAATTTTTGCCAAAATCAGTTACTGATGCCTTTGCAGATTTCCAAGCACCAGAGAAATCTCCTTTAACAAATTTTGCAACTGCACTTCCTAAACTTCCAAGCGATTGAACAACTGCCGTTACTGATCCATACACGGTTTGCATCGCCTTTGAAACTAATGGCAAAGCACTAACAGCTAAATCGACCAATACATTAAATAAAGGCTCAATGGCTGAATAAACTCCATTGAAAATCTTTTCTAATTCGATAAATAATGGCTTTAATTTATTAGCCGCTTTCTCTGAATCATTAAACGCAGCAACCAATCCACCAACTAAAGAAACAAGCAAGCCAATCCCAGAAGCCTTTAACGCACCGCTAAATGATTGCGTCGCAACCTTAATGCCATTTAAAGCCGAACCTAATTGACCAATCGGTCCACCAGCCATAGCCAAAGAATCTACCCAGTCAGAAGATGTATTTTTAGCCGACTTAATTTTGTCTTCTAAGTCATCAATCTGATTGTATAAATTTTTAAACGCTTCCGTTCCTACTTCGGTATCCTTTAACTGCTTCTTTAATTTTTTTAATTCGGCAATTGATCCTTCAACGTTGTTGTTTACGTTTAAATTTACTTCTACATCTTTCGCCATCTTGAAATTCTTTTAATTTGTTTAATTCCTTTTTTTAAAGTAGTTGGTATTTCGTATTTCCCTTTAGCTATCTCAATCAATTCAGATTGATTATAATACTCTTGCGTCATTAATAAATTAATTACTTCCTTCATCATCTTATAAACCTTTTAGTCTAATTACCGTTGTGAAATTTCCCCAAGTATCTACATCAAATTCTTGATTGCCTTTAGTCTGCAAACGAATCTTGAATGTTTCCTTTGTATAGCCATTATTGAATGGATTTGTAATAATTAACAAAGCCTCCGTCCCATCTGCTGATAATTTATAAGCTGAAATAGGTGCCTGACGATTGTAAAGCATTACCGGATAATTTGTATTGTTAGCATCTGAATCAGATGTCCACGCACTATTCCAATATAACTGCGATCTAACCCAAGCCGTGTCCGCTGCAACAATATCCCTATTTTGTTCTACTTGCCAATAACCAACATAAAGCCAATCGAAAACCCCGTTGTCTAATTGCATTAAATTGCCAAAACCATAATAGAAATTCGATAAACTTGTAGGATTATCGCAAGGACCGTGATTGTATTCCCCACCCATTGCATTCGGATCATCCCACATTGATAAACCATCGCAGTAGGCAAAACCCCAAACCGCTAACGATTGAAAATGGCTTGCACATTGTGAAGGATTATCTTTAATAATAGAACCAAATTCAGTCCCCTTTTTTTCGTGATGAAAGTCAGAGAAATAAGGCAATGGTTCCATATATCTCCACGAGTATAAAGACGCACGCTTTGTTTTGGCATCATCTACGCTTAATATTTGCCCTAATATCTTTTTAGTAATATCGTAATTATGAACGACAGAATAGAAATACCATTTAGTAATTATCGAGTTTAAATACGACGAGCAAAAGAATAACCCCCAACCATTTTTAGCACCTTCATAGAAAGCGTTATAATTGAGCATTGTTGTTCTGCTTATCGTTCCATTAATATAGTAATTATGATAATCGCTATATAAATCAGTCGTTTTTACCGTTGCAACAGATTCCGTAGGTGCTACATATAACCATCCACTAGTTCCACTACCAAAATATTCAGATTTGTAAATCCCTTCTTGATAAATACTAAACTTTGGAATTACTCCGCCACTTGCTGCGTAGTTGTTAGCAATTGAATAAGCCTTGCAACTTGCAAAAAGTCCATCCATTGCAAGACCAGTATTTAAACGCTTTCTACCAACCCCAATAAACGCTTCTCCATCGTGTTCAATGATTGCAGCGTGAGATAAGTTATTAGGATTTTCGCCCGTGTTTAATGGCTTAAACATTCCTAAATATTGGTTCGCTGGACTTACATCATAATGACCATCGCCCGAATCAATTGCAGTTGTCCATTTGTATGGATTAACTTCATTGTAAGTTTTGTTAATCGTTCCGTTGTTAAATGTCCACGTTGCTCTTTCGCCAGCATCCGTGATTAATAACGATTCTAAAACTGCGCAACACCAAGACTGGTCTACTAATGAATCCGTAATATAGTTAGGATCAGATGTTGCACCTCCCGATTTAACATAAGCAGTTCCGGTACGAATAAACGTATCAGCGTGATGATATAATCTATCTGCAATAGGCACATTTTCATAAACGTTGGCAGTAGCTACCCCATATTCATAGGTCGTGAAGAAATTTGAATTAACTCCAGATACTTGACCGGGAACAAAGTTCACAAAGAATGTAGGCTTGCGTTTTGTTAATCCCTTGTTTTGTCTTCTTGGATTTCTAAAGGTTCTTGTTACTGCACCTGAGCCACCATTTGTAAACGTTCCGCTATCTTTAACCACGCAGTCAAGCAATGGATTAATAAGCATTGCAAACTCCTTCTTTACTCCATTTCTGTCGTAAATCGGTAACGCATCAGGCATCCTTCTAAAAAATGTCGGATATTCTTCCGCTTCTTTAGGTATTAAATAATCAGGTCTAAAATAATAGTTTACTTTCCCAACCGTTAGCGTTCTATTTGGATCGGCTGCAATGTGAATTGTTGAACTCAATAATGTACCATCTTCAAAGCCGGTAACTCCAAAAACCGTACCCCAATTTCCATTTCTAATCACTAAATCATATCCTTTCATTGCGGATAAATCAATATTTGTAATTGCAGATGATGAAATAGTTCCGTTTTCAATTAACCATCTTCTGCTCGAACTCCACGTTGTATCAGTCAAAAGATTTGTTGAAGGATTAAGGGAATAAGTAATATCTAATCCGTTATTTGTTTGTGATCCAGAATCTGAAGAAAAATTCATTATTGAACCATCGGCAAAAGACACATCCATCCCAGCGTTTACCAATTCGGTTTTGCTTCCGACAATCTTGCCATCACTTCCAAGCGTAACGTAATAGCTTTTGAACTGCGTCGGAATAACATAGTTTCCAGCACTTGCTAAAATCGTTTTGGCTTCATTCGTGTAAAATATGGTTGTTGAATCCAACAAGTTATTATTCGCATATAAGATTTGTGAATCTACATCCGTTGTCGTACTTCCTAATTTTGTTCTTGCGTCTGTTATGCTTGAGAATGCCATATTATTTTAAAGTATAGAATGTAAATGTTTCAACTGCTGGAGGAATTACTGAACAAGTTCCCCAAGTTGTAATAACTCCGCTTGCATTAATTTGAACCCAAGTACCATCGTTGCAATGGTAAACAAATCCGTTACCAGCGTAAGGAACTAATGTACCGGTATTGTTTCCGTAAACCACGACATTCGTGTACAATGGTGTTGCCTCTCCATATAATGTCAAGGTGTAATCGGTAATCGGACAAGCCTCTACTGATGTCGCTGAACTTGCATTTGTTACGCTAAACGAATACAATGTAGGTGCTGGCGCTGAACCACACGATCCTGTTGATAAAACAACCCCAACTGAATTAATTTGAACATATTTGTTTAACGCAGTTTTAAAGAAATAACTTCCGCCATTAAATAATGCACCCGTATTCGTGTAGAATGTCGTATTGCTTTCAAAAGTTGGATTCGTTCCGTAAATAGTCAAGGTGTAACTTGTCAAAACACAAGCATCGCCACTCGTTGCTGAACTTCCGTTAGTTACTAAGAATGAATAGTAAGTAGTCGGATCAGGAACGGAAGAAGCTACACGGAAATCATTTAATAATTCTAAATCAACCTCTCCAGTAGTTAGGTCAGTTGTAAACGAATTAATAATGTACCGCTTATCCCTTATAATTAACCGGTCATTTAGCTTTAAGCTATTTATCAAGCTAATCGGGAACATTGCCTTCAGCTTCAAGATTCTCGCCTTATCCGTAAAGATATTAGCCAAGTAATTAAGGTAATAATTGTTAAATAATGACCTTGTTTCAATCGCATCCGTAAACGTTGATTGTTGCGCACCGAAATTTATTGTATTTATTTGCCCCGAAATCAATGTATCTTGGCCGAATAAATTGTAAGTCGTTACGGTGTTAGTCGATGTGCCATCATTAAAATGGAAATGCTGACCTCCGCTTAATGTTTGAATTGAATTGTAATCGTATAAGATAACCGGCTTAGGAATATAAGCATTTAGATCGTGCTTTAATGAATACCCAACTTGCAAATTTGTGTTGGTAAACTTCTGGAATGGCATATTTTCAAATGGCAAACTAACCTCAAATTCCTCGCCATCATTGTCCAATGTGTATTTCAAATCGCCGTAAGGAACTGCTGAACGTGAAAGAAATTCAGTCGCTAAGATATTCTCGCATTTTTCGTATTGAAACGTGATTGCTTTGTATGGCTTTACTCGTTCAATATTTATCTCATCCGAAATAATGTACTTAGATACATCCCGAATCGTTCCAGCAGAATACCAATTTTCAATCTGCTCAACCTGATAAACTCCATCAGAAACTGAATAGCAAGTAAGGTTAAACATCTTTAGGATTCCACTAAAGAAATCTTCCGCTTTCATATCTGGCATATAATCAGCCACGTTCAAATTTGTTGTCGTAGTCTGACTTGTTCCCGTACACGTTACATCGCTAACAACTGCCGATGTCAACGAGTTTCTTGTTTCAAACTCATAAACCGATGTGTAAGTAACTGCTGAAGCTGATGAAACATAAAACGAATACGTTCCCGAATCTTCTAATGGTGCTGACAAAGTCATTTCACTTGTTTGCGTTAGATAGCTTTGCTCGCTTAGTTTAATTCCATTCTTGTAAACGTATAAATAAAACTCCGTTCCCGATGTCGTGAAAGTCAGTTTAATATTTGACTTGCTAAGATAAACCGGAGAATCGGGCTTTACATAGGTCAAAAAACTTCCTGATGGACTTACGTTAAATATCCCTTGCGTTCCAACCGTACTTGTATTTGTTTGAAATAAAATCTTTTGATGCGTCTGCTTTAACGTAAATGCATCCGTATTTTTTAACCACAAAAAAGCATTTTTGTACTTGTCAGTTGCTAAAAAATTATCCGTTGGATTGCCTTGAATCGTAATGTTTAAATCCGATGCAATCGTTTCGATGATCTTGCTAACTCTCATCGCTGGGAACAAATCTGTGTAAGTTATTGGATGAGTATTTTTTGAAATATCCCAATTCTCTTTTGTCGTTCCGTTTGTTCCCCAAGTCCAATTGTTTAACGATGTAATCAAAGGAAATTTAACATCATTAGTAACTCCCCCGCTTACTCGGTTTTGAACGACTGCACCAGTATAAGTAAAATTGTAATCTGAATAATCAAAGTCCCTTAAAAACTTGCCACCGAATAAATCCTTTAATGAAAGCAAACTTCCGAAGAAAGTAATCTGGTAATTATCAATTTCGTTGTTCTTAAATTGTGCCTTTTCAAGCTGAATCTTCCCAACTCTAAACGATGCTGAATTTATTTTGATATAAGCTGGCTTTCTTGTCCGTGCATCAAATCCCCCATCAATAGAATTTTCATACCAATGCTGAAAAATCTCATTGTTATGCTTATTTGCTGGCACCGTAAATGATTGCGAATAGTCCGTAAATACTTTTGAAATGTCATTTACATTCTGAATTGAACTTGTAACGCTAATTTTCTCATCGTTAAATAATTCTATTCGCTTGTAAAGTCCATCGCTAAGGATATAAATTGAAGCAGTTATCATTAAATCACGTTGTTTTTAAGGTTATAAGCGTATTCAAATTCTATCTGGTAATTGATATTTTTATCTTTTAACGATGTTTTTATATCGTTTTGGTTTGTTGTTACTTGCACCGGCTTGCTATCTAATAAAACCGTATTGCTTAATAACAAATCTTGAATTAAATCTGAATAATTCTCATCGACAAATCCGGTATTTAACACAATTTTTTGTGAACCATTGATATTGAACGACTTAAACTGACCTCGACTTGCATTATAATTAACATTGTCCGGTAAAAGATTATGACGAGTTTTTTCAACGCTGATTGAACTTGCTTGCGCTTTAAAGAAAGTTAGGAATTGCCAACCTCCGTAACGATTGATAAACTGACAAAGCACTGGAGTGTATTTCGGCTCGCAGATAGGTGCAATGTTGTAAGTGTAAAGCGTTGTTCCGTTGCTCTTGATTCTTAGAATGCTTGACGATGTAAAGCCAACTAATTTCAAAGGCACTTTCATATTATAAACTTGCTTAGTTGCAGAAGCCGCTAAGATTGTAACCGTTGTCGTTCCAACTGATGTAACGTAGTCAGCCGTAATACTTGTGCCGGTATGATTAATTATCACATTGACATACATATTATCCGTATTATTCAGATAGGTAATTGTCTTGCTTGTATCTGCCAAAGCCACGATGTCTGCCGAATTGCTTTGATTATAGCCACCTAAATAATTATTGTAACCATCTACCCCAACCCCGATAAGATAATCGCCCATAAACGAGCCTAAGCAATTGTCAGCCTCGTAAGTTCCTGAGTCTGCAATTACCCTCGTCTTAAATGCACTTGTTCTGTTTGTTCCATTACTAAATGAAACCGCTTTAAAGTTTGCAAATGATGTCGATGATTCAGTCGCTGGTGTCGGATCGTATGTTGGAGTAATATTTTCAATATACTCACGAATATAAGGAGTAATGTCGTAATTCGATTCGGTTTGCGTTGACGACGGTGCCGCCTTCGTAAATGAATACGTTGGCGAAGCTGGCTCTGTTGATCCGTTCCAAACATATAATTGCAAAGTCGTGTTAGTGCTTCCGACGATGGAAATAAAATACGGACTTCGTGCGTTAATCGTTTTCATAATCCTTTTAAATTGTAGTCAATAATTGTTTCGACATCTAAACCGAATGCCTTTGCTAAATCCGTATCAATGTACTTCTTATAACCAGCTTCAAATGGCTTGGTAAAAAATAAACTTGGCTTTAATCCAGTCATAAAAATACTCCGACTAATAATAAATGCAGTTGATTGATAACTGATAAATTTACCGGTCTTCTTATCTCTAAACTGAATCCCTCTTGCCTTTACCCATTTCTCTATTCCATTTGTTAAACCACCTTTCTTACCGCTGCCACTACCAAACTTAAAAGGCGAATTAGGTGCTTTGGCTGATTTGAATTTTCCCTTTACACCTTGATCCTGATACTGCCCATAATCATTCATTCTAAATCCGACAATGGCATAGTTATTCTCTTGTACTATCTCGCCTTTAATCGAATTATATAAATCTTTTGAAACATTCTTGCGTCCTTTAGATAGGTTGGATTTGGATTGTTGAATAACATAATCCCTAAACCTCTTTATTACCGCATACGTTTCTTTTAAATCAGCCATTAGCAGATTGTCATACTATTTGGAACAACTAAATCAAAAGTAACTGTCCATCCAGCTACCTTATTCTCAAATCTATCTGTAAATGGTTCGCATAACGCATCTCCTTCTAACTGAACCAAATCAGAATATAACGAACCACGACGCAAGTCGGTAATCATTCTATTTGCTAAAGCCAATTGAGTATTCAATACATCAAGTAAGTTATCGTTATTCTCAAAGACATCTGTCGTATCTGACTTAGACAAATCGACAATATCCATAAACAAAACCGATAAATTCATCGATAATTGATTCTCCTTTGGTGTTGCATTATTCACAATTATGTGAACCAATGGATAAATGGTCTGTTTGGCTAAATCTATTTCGAATATATCCCCAGTTGTAACGGTGTTTATAAATCCGTTTGCCTTTAAGTAATCCTTTAACGTACTGACGATGTAATAAAATCCGGTCATTATCTTTGTGATTTAATCATTTTCATTTCTAATTCATTTTTTTGCTTCTCAAATGTCAAAAAGGTAAGGCATTGGTTAATTGGTAATTTGGTAATTTCATCAAATCGTCTAACATCTCCCTGAGCAAGTGCATAGATTGAAGAATACCATCCCCACCTTTTTCCAAATTGGCTTTGTTCAGAGTAGCTATCTGCGGATTCTCCACTAAATAATCCATCGTACTTTTCAATAATTCTTTCCCTAAATGCCAAAAAAAAACCACCGCACCTAAAACTACATCTAAAGGTGCATCCTTCATTTGCTCTGCGTATCGTTCCGTTCCTTCGTAATCTTCAATCAAATACTTTTCTCCTAACTTCTGCTTGATTGGTCGATACAAAACTGCCATTGCTCGGTGCATATCATCCCAGTTAGTGATGTAGCCATCCAAATCCATATATTCCCCTGATGACATATCGTCTAAGTTAGGAATGAATCCAAATGTCTTTCCATTCAATTCAAATTTCTGCGTTAGCGATGGCATCTGCTTAAATAATCCGCCAATCGTATTGACTGCATCTTCGACATCTTTCTGCCTCATTGCATCAACTATTCTCAAATCAATATCGCAGAAAATCTGCAACATCTTATGATTTAAAAAGTCAGATTCCTCGTTCTCGTTCACAATCTTCAAAAACTTCTGGTATTGACTTAATTTAATCTCGTTTAAATTAGTCGGAATTGAAATTTTTACTTTCATAACTTATAAACAATTTTGTTTACTATTCGTCTTAATAAATATGGTAATTGCCCTGATTTGGATTATCTAAATGGTAAATGATGTTATACCTCGCCGAATCAATTCCGTGATTCCAGTCGTCAATGTATAGCTTGCTTGCCTTGTTTAAATAACAATAGTTGTTAAATTCTTTGGCTAAGTTAGTCGATTGCGGATCAAGGATAATCTGGTAGTCTTGCATCCTTACAATCCCCGATTCAATCGTTCCTTTCTTTACTGGTTGAATATTAATCCCTTGATAGCGTAAGTCATCTATTAATCTTGGTTCTGCTGAATCTGCAATAATTAAACCACCACCAACTTTCTCCTTCATTAAATGAGCTAAAACGTGCGTCTTTAATCCTCTCTCATAAATCACTTCCTTAATGTAAATGATTTTCTTAGTCTTGTCAATTGCTACCTCTGTCAAAGCATCGGGATCGATTGAGAATCCAAAGTCCATGCCAAATGATGTTTGCAGTCCATTAGGGTTGAACGTTCCGAATTGCCAATTAGTGAATACAACTCCTTCCGCTTTGTCTAACCATCCTCCAAGTATTGCGTGCTGATATTTCTTTGGATTGGATTGCTTAATCCGTTCCACCTCATCCAAGAATGACGCATCTAAATGCTCAAGGTTATCTTCATAGGTCGTATGAATATAGGTAACGTTTCCCTTTCGTCCATTAAACCCGCCTTCAACTCCTTCTTGCTCAAAGAATCGCTTATAAATCCAATGCTCTTTGGTTGTCGGATTAAATATGATAATGATTCTATTCTGAACTCCTTTTTGCCTGACTGATAAATTGATTTTGTCAAACGTAGCCTCGTCTGTTAATTCTTCGGCTTCTTCTAATATCCAATCCGTTACACCTTGCAAGGATTTAAGGTTTGCAGTCTGATCGCCTGACGATGTCTTTAATCCCCTAAATATTATTTCGCTTCCCGATTGCAGATTTATTATATCGGTCTTTGTTATCTCAAATTTATCTTCCGATTCGAGTAGCTGAATCTTTTCTTGGAACTCAGGAATAATTGACAAGTGAGCCGATGTCATTGTCTGCCGAGTGAATAGAATCTTATGTCCTTTCTCGAATGAAAGCAAGCTGGTAAACGTACCTACCCCGAATGATTTAGATGAACCACGACCACCCGATATTATAAAATAGCGAGTATCATTCCACAAAGATTTCCATTTATTGTTTAGGACTATCATCCTTGAATTTAACCAAATCAGATAAATTAAATTCTTTTACCTCGTGTGTGTTATTGCTTTCAACGTGAGTCATTGATAATTGCTTCAATTCATCTGGGGATGCAATCAGCTTCATCAATCCCATTTGCAAAGTAGGATTTTCGGACTTGTACCATTTAGAACGCATAGAAACCTTAATTTCGGTTTTGACTTTTAATAGAGCGGATTTTAATGCGTCAGATTCGTGCAATTTATGTTGGTAGAATGTTTCCTTTGAGCAAGGTAAATAAGCCACTATATCCTCAATAAAGAACAGCTTATGCTTTTCAATCGCTGCCAAAGATTGCTTCAATAAATCGTCAGTTTTATAAGCCATAAGGTTGTCCGTTCTTTTAAATTACTATGCTTGGGTCTAACTTCTTCATTCTATCCACAATCACTTGGCAATATTTCGGATCGTATTCAACTAAATATCCTTTGCGATTAAGTTGATGGCAAGCAACCATTGTTGTTCCTGATCCTCCAAATGCATCTGCAACTATATCTCCAATCTTAGATGAATTTTTAATCTGATAGGCAAATAATTCTACTGGTTTCATTGTAGGATGCTCTGCATTTCTTGATGGTCTATTAAAATCTAAAACAGTAGTTTGTTTTCTATCTGAATACCATTGATGTGCTGCCCCTTCTTTCCAACCATATAAGCAAGGCTCGTGCTTCCATTGATAATCTTGCCTTCCCATAACCATACTATTTTTAACCCAAATCAAACATTGCTTAACCATTATACCAGCATCTTTCATCGCTTGCCTAAAATTAGCACCTTCGCTATCTGCGTGCCAAACATACCAAGCTCCTCCAGCTTTTGAATAAGACCCTAAAGCTGTGTAAAAATCATAAAGGAATTGATAAAAATCTTTATCCCCCATATTATCGTTTTCAATAGTTAAGGCATCTTTTGTTTTACCTTGATAAGCTACATTGTATGGAGGATCAGTTACAACCATATCAGCTAATTGATCTGCAAACAATTTTCCAAAAGTATCTGTTTGAGTGCTATCTCCGCAAATTAATCTGTGCTGACCTATTTCAAATATATCACCTAAAACAATATCAGTTTCTATTCCACCTTCTGGAACATCATAGTTGTCATCATCAGCTTCGCCTTCGTCTTTAATATCAAACACCGGTAAATCTAAACCCCACGCTTCCAATTCTTCTGCATCCCATTCATTGGCTAACATATCCCAATCCCATTCGCCTCCGCTTGTATTATCCTTAATCAAAAACTCCCTTTGTTTTTCCTCTGATAAATCGGTAACAATAACCGGAATCTCTTTAATGCCAGCTTCTTTGCAAGCACGGAACCGCATATTACCACCCAAGATTATCATATCCTTATTGACCACAATAGGTCGGATATCTAACATCTCAGGGAAATCCTTAATCGACTGAACTAACTTCTTAAATTTATCGTCCTTGATTAATCGAGGATTATTAGGATTCAGTTTAATATCGGTAATCTTTTTTAATTCCATAGGTTAATTAATTTTATAAACTTCTTCTTGGACTAACTTCCAATAAATCTCGTCATCAATCTTTAGCTTCAACCTTGAAATTATTGAAACAAAATACAAAGTACATTCCTTTGCGAATAGCTTTGAACCACAAAAGTAAACGCAGTTGTTAAAAATATACCTTGCCATCTCATCTGGCTTCTTATTGTCCATTCTCTTTATATTCAAGGTAAACTTTACGGATTTGGCTAATGTAATCCCTCCAGCATGAATCGCAACTTGTCTGCTCTAATTGCTGATTAAAAACATTGTAATAAATCTCAGTTAATCGTCTTTGTTCTAAGATAGAAACCTGATAACGATCTTGGCTAAACCATCCTACCAAATACTCATAATCTTCTTCCGTTAGGCAATTAATTTTTTTGTAGGGGAATATCTGATTCAACTTTTCTTTCCGAGCATCACATCCACAATCCCAACCGATTGCTTGTGCCAGCTTTTCAACTCCAGCTTTGATGCCAGTAGCTTCCGTGAATTGTTCGATGGTATCGCCTAATCCTTGTGCTTTTCTTTTTGCCATTGTATTAACTTTAATTTGCAGTTCTTGATTGTATTATAAATGCTTGTAAAACTTATCCCTGATTCCCTTGCCATCTTCCGCATACTAACTCCCTTATTTACATAAACCATAAATAGCATCCTTTCGTAGTCCTCCCACGTTTGGATGTAATCTAAATAAGGCTTGGCAAGTTCTAAAACAATGTCATCTTCTCCAGAATCAATTAATAAATATTCGATGTCTTTTGTTATTTCTACCTTGACTACCTTCTTGTTGTGAAGGTTCATCGTTAGGCTTCTTAATGTAAAATAGAAATAAGCAAAATTTACATCTTTGTTTGAATCGATAATCTTAATGTAGGCTTCTTGTACTATGTCCTCAGCGTAGGTCACTTCTCCAAATCGTTTAACGACTGAAATCCAATGTTTGTGCTTATCGACTAAATGATCTATGCTAATCATCTTCTCGCTGGATGTAAATTGCAAATATCATAAAGAGAATATAAGCCATTTCAATAGCACCGACAATAATCCCTTCCATTACAAGTTCATCCATGAAATTTGTCGATTTCTCTGTTCAAATACCAGCAAGCTTTTTCAAGGTCAATCTTTTTATTTCCTTTCTTATCAGCTCGCAAAATATATTTAATTACGTTACCTAAATTAAAATTCAATTCATAGGCATCTACCACATCAATTACCTCCATCCCATTTGACTTGTAGTGTTTGGGATGATTGACTAATTCAATTGGTTTATCTTCTTCAGACAATTTCATTAAATCCTTATATTTAATTGGTCCAGCTAACATATTACAAAGTTTAGTTTTTTATTTTGAGAATTCCAAATCTAAATCGTATTTTTTAAGCAAGCTATTCAATTCAGTATTAAGGCTTTGCGATTGTGCCTCCTCTAAATTAGCCATCTTAATCCCTAATCTAAAAAACTCAAGCATATTTTTACCAGCTTCAAAATAATCATCTGAAACCGTTGTATCTGGATTGTTCTTGTATAGCTGTTGTTCAATCTTTAGCAGCTCATCCAAGACCATATTTGACTTGTTCTTTAATGATTGCTTATTGAATATAGATTGCCTAAAATCTCCTTCGATGTGATCGATTAAGGAATTTAGTAATCCCAAATAAATCATTACGGTTTCTTCTTCGTTAATTTTCATTTTATTATGTTTAGTCAGTACAAAATCCAGCTTGACATCCACTTCCAGTTCCAAAGAAAAAGTCTTGTTGCAAGCCAATGGTTTTAAATTGATAGTAAGTTCCTTCTTTCTTCCATCGCTTATTCTTTGATTCTTGCGATGCAAACCATTCCATTTTTTCAGGCTCTAAATCCCAGTTCTTTCTTAATTGTTGCAATGGTTTATGAAAGCATCCAACACAATTTGAATCAGCTGGAAATATAAGATTGGTTGTATCTACCCATTTTTTTACATCGTAATGAGTAATTTTATTCTCAATCAAAGGAAAATATCCTTCTCGCCATTCTATTTCTTCCCATTTGTTCCTTATGCCTCCGCCTTGTTTACCTACTATTCCTTTGAATGATGTTGAAAATCTATCTGCTCGTTCCATTTCATCATATCTAAATCCAATTCCCATCTTTACTTTTTCGCCAATGTTTTTAAACCACCAGTCCCAAATAGGACGCATCTTCATTTCAGTCGTGCAGAATCTCCATTGTTGATTTGGTAATCCTTTGCCTCCGGTGGCTTTACGATTTACTTCTTCAAATGTGTTACCAGTTACCCAAATTATCTCTTTACCTATTAATTGCTCTAAATCAATTACCGCTTTTAATGTAACATCTGATTCAGCCGTAGCAATAAATTCTTGACCTATCTTATCTGAAATAAATTGAATTATCTTTGCATCCTTTGGACTGCTATTTTTATCTTCAATTCGTATTAAAGAAAAGATATTAAAGTCTGCTGGATAATGGTAGGCTAAATAACTTGATGTCTTGCCACCACTCAAAGAATTAATTGTTTTCATTTTGTAAATAGTCTTTTATTTTCTTGGTTCTGCAAAATGCTGCGTATGAATAATTCCCTCTATCCTCTAATATCTGATTCCGATTTAGCTTCAATGAATAATGCAGATCGTGAATCGTTTCGCCTTGAATTTTGACTTCCATTGATGGCTTAGTCAGTTGCTCATCTATCCAGTAGATTGCGTGCATATAATTCGTCTTAATACCCATAAGTAAATTCTTTTATGCCACCTTTATCCCAACACGGATTGCCAGTAGTCCATCCAGTTTGACGCATAATGTTTTCATCCCATTTAACATAGGTGCCATCGTTACAATAACAACCGGTCTTTTTCTTTTCGATTGGTTGAATGTCCATTTCTTCACAAGACATTAATCCAAAACATAATACTAAAATTCGTTTCATAGACTAAAATATTTATCGATTGCTTTAACTGATTCCTCTAATGATTGTACTTCCTCAATCTTAAATTCAAATCCTTTCCAGTTGTTGATTGGCATATCATAAAATTTGAGTATTAAGTAATGATAGCCTCCACTTGCTCTGAGTATCATATAGTTTTCCGTATCTGGTAATCGCATAAATGGAATGTTATTATCAGTCAAGTATTTTTTAACCTTTCCGATTTGGCTTGTAATGTTTCTCATATTTCCTAAGTATTAAGAATCCTTTATTTGTTTGTTTTAGCCTTAATGTCTTTTTGCAGACATCACAAATTACATTTAATTCGGCTGAGTTGTTTGTCATATTCCAAAGGTAATGGATGACTTCGGTCTTTTGTTCTTTAAAACAAAACGGACAATCCAATTCATCCTTTCTTATCCATTGATGTCCCATAAGTTTCTTTAAAATAATCGTGTGAATTTTTAACCTTTTTAAAAGAACCAGTAATTCTACCATCATTGAACGCCATTTTTATATGATTCTCTTCCATTTCTATTGCTTGTTGGAATAGTTCATCAGCCATATCAATCAAGCATTCTGATTGCAATTTTTTGTAAAGCCAATTAATTGGGGTAATAATGTTATTTTCCATAAGTTCGATTGTAATATTGTTCTGCATATACTTCTGATTCTTCTAAAGTACCTGAATCATCACATATCATATACGCACTCATTATCTGTTCTTTTTCCTTTACAACATATACCTCTTTAATAATTTCAATTAAGTATGGCAAAGGTTCATTTGTTTTATTGAGTTCTAATAACTCAATTAGTTCTTGCATTGCGGTTTGCTTATTTTCCATTGTCTACCCATTTTTTAAGTTCATCTAATGTTTTAACCAATTCTTTCATTGACTCATTTCTTTTTACAATCTGCCTTTCAGATAACAATCCACTACAATTAAGCAAGAATTCATTCCATCTTTCTTCTTGAGTATATTGATTAGCTTGCTTGGCTTTCTGCTTGCGAATAAGTTTTTTTAATATTCCCATTGTCTTACTTTTTAAATCCGTAGTATTTACATCCATAAACTTCCCAAGTAGAATCGAAATTGTCTTCAAATATCTCGATTGTATCCTTTGCGATATAAGCCACTTTCTTTGGCTTCTTAGCGTAATCCATTGCGACTAACAAATAAAGCAATCCTAAGCAAAATATGGTAGTTATAATCTTCTTTATCATCTTATTTTCTTATAGGTTTCTAAACAATTAATTAAATCATCTAAACTTCTGACCACTTCGTAGCAATACCCAGAATCAAAAGCAATCTTCTCGAAATCCTTCTGGCTTGGTTGTTGTCTTCCGACTGGTGTCTTGACTTCGATAAATAATCCGTGAAATATCTTATTTGGTAGCATTAAAAATAAATCAGCCACTCCAGCCTTAACTCCTTCGGCTTTCAGCTTCTTAGCAACAATAACGTTTCTTAATCCGCCATTTGCAATCGCAAAGAAAGGTATTTTTATTAAGTCAAGATATTGACAGATTGCCACTTGGATTTGATGCTCTTGATTTTTCATAGGTTTATTACGTTATAAATGATTGCTGAAATCATTACGACAAACGATATTACTAAAATAATTAGTAATTCCCAAAAACTTTGGTTTGGATTTTTAAATTCCGTAGGTCGATTCATAGTATATTTCGGCTAATTCTTCTGTGTTATATTGTCCTGATTTCCAGCATCCTTCGCGAAACGCTTGCTTTATTACTGATTCTTCATCATCTAAAAGGATAGTTAATTTATCCTTGAATAGCTGATAAACCATTCTTCTATTGACCTCTATGTGATCAATTCGTAATACATCATCGACCTCGTCGATTAACTTTTGGATTGTTGTTTTGCTTTTCATTTTATTCTGTTGGTTTGATTTTTCCTTCTTGATCTAATCGACAATCAAAATCAACTAATTGATTTATAAATTGAATATATCCTTGTGTTTTGCAATGATACTTACGTTCTTCAATGTCTTCGATAGACGAATATTTATTCCAAAGTTCTATTCTTTCTTGCGTTGATAGGGATTGAATGCCAAGTTTATCAAGATAATCCCATAATACCGATAAACCTCCAGCGATAAAATTGAATGATTTTTCTTCCTTTCTTGCTTTATCTATTTGATCCGCATACATATTAACTGTTTCAATTGCTTGTTTTTTAAGGTCAGAATCATTTGGTACTTCTTTTTTTTCTTCAACTGGCTTGGCATTTGTTACCTTTCTCATCACTTCACTCTTTTCTAAATTGTATTTCTTAACCCAAATCACAAAGTTAGATGGATTCCAAAATACATTTGATTCGTGTTCCTTTAGATAATTACCATCAAGACCATTTTTCAAAGCAAGCATAACTTCGTCCTCAGTTAAAAAATCAAACTTACCAAGATCCCCAAGTATCATTTGAGTTTCAACGGTATCCTCGTGCTTGGCTCTTTCTTTTAATCCAAGTCTAACCTTAGCCATTGAAATAATTGTGTTGGCTATTCTTAATTTTTCTTTTTCTGACAAGTACATTATTTTTTGCTTTGTACTTGCCTGATAAATTATTGTTTCGGATTTAGTTAGCTTGCTATCTGCTAAGATTGGCTCCGAATATTTTTCAACGCTTTGAGATGTCGAAGGGATTAACGTAAGTTCCATTTTCTATTTGTGCTAAAAGTTCTTCATAAATTTTTTGTTGTTGCAAAAGACCTTTGGTCATCTTTCCGATTGGTGGCTCTAAATTAGATTTAGGTTTATTGTTTTCTTTAGGTGCAAATAATCCTTGATAATTATTTGAGATTGAATGGTTTATTGCTTTCTCTAAATCAATATTACTAAAAGATTCCCATTCTTTAAACAATTGTTCCTTTCCAATTTGTGTGTACTTAGAACGTTTTTGTTTCTTATAATCAAACCACTTATTAAAAAGAATATCACGTTCCGTAGGAATGTAAAATGCTTCTTCTTTTTCTTCTTCTTCTTGGTATTCTTTTTCTTTTTCTTTTTCTTCTTCTTCTTGTGGATGTGTATCCATACTGTATAGATACTCTATCAATACTCTATTTTTGACCTTTAGAAGCTCTTTATCCACGCAAGCCGTAACTTTAGGCGATGTTGAGTCATTATACTTAACCCAGTTTAATAAAGCGATTTCATTGGTTTCTTTAGAGAATCTGATTTTGTTTTGTTCCTCAAAGAATGAGATTAATTTCAATACGGTTTCTTGATTATAACCAGTATCAAAAGACATTTTCCGAATTGATGTTTCGTAAATTCCACATTGCGTTGTCTTGTCGTTAGTCATCAGATACAAGTAGAAATACTTTTGTTCTGGTGTCAATTCTCCGACAAACGAATCCGACCAGAAGGTAACGGAGATTTTGCGAAATGCTGCCATAATTAATTTAAAAATAAAAATGCCTCGTAAATCAATTGGCTCTCGACTTCCAATGTCATTACAAGGCACTTAAGATTTTGAATCGCTATAATGTCGAGAGGCGATCTTGATTCAAATATAAAACTATTTTTTGGATTTGCAAACTCTTCTTTGAAAATATCCTACCCAATAAGGATGTTCTTCTTCAAACAATCTTGCGTAATCAGATGAATAACTATTGTTCAATTTCCATCCATCATTACCACTAATCATTGTCTGAAATCTGATGTACTCAAAGATTTGCTTGGCACCAATACGTTTGTAGTTTCTGCTAATTAGCATCTTGGCTAACTTCTTAAACTCTTGATAAATTGCTGGATTGCTTTCGTGATACTTTTCGAAATTTTTCATCTTTTATAAGTTTTAGTTTACGATAACTATTTTCTAATTCTCTTGACAAGTGTGCTTGCCACTCATTAAATGTTAATTGCTTCATTCTGAATCTCGGTTAATACGTTCTTAATTTCTTCCATCACTTCTGGATAATTGACTTTTCCATAAGCAACTGACTGAACCAGCGGAGTATTCCACGATCTCGCGGAAAACGGAAGGATTCCTTTATTATTTAAGTTCTCAGCCACTTGGGCATAAACTGACATCTTGCGTATTTTCATAACTTTAAAATTTCTTGTTTAACTTCTTGCCAATAACTTATTTGATTGTGCGGAATATCCGTTATATGCCAATCAATTTCTTCTAATATTTCATCAACTAAAATTAAGGCACATTCTTTAGCGTTATTATAATTATGAATCCATTCATCATTATCGCTATCCCATTTAACCATTTGATTAAATTCAAGCAATTTTACTACTATCTCTTTTGCTTTGTCTTTCGCTTCCATATCAATCCCAAGGTAAATCGTTAGTAGTATCTTTTTGAACTGGTGCTTGCGCTGGTGTCGATGCTTGACCGGTAGGCTTCCAAGTATCTAATTCAATGTAGTAGTTTCCTTGTTGACCTCTTGCGATGCTTAGATTTACCCAGTCCCCTGATTGATTCTGTGTTAGGAATGGCATTGCATCCTCTAACTTGATTGATAACTTACCCACCACCCACTCCGGTGCGTTCTCTGAACGTTTAAAATTGAATCCCTTTGCAAATACTTTGTCTTTCTTTTCCATTATTATGATAATTGTTGTTTACGTTTTGAAAATAAATCTTTAATAATTGATTGAGATTGATAAACCGGTTCAATTGTATTCCATAAAATCATTATGCTTTCAATCGATTCTCTTTCACTAAGTTGTTTTTCTAAAATATTTAATTCTTCTTTTGAAATACTTAATGGCTTAACACTATACTCTTGACTATGAACTGTGTCAGCGTCATCAATATCTCCCGTAGGAACAAGGAAAGAATAAAGCAACGCGTATTTAAGTGCATATGTCGTAGCTTTACCAGCACCTTTATCTTGTGAATCAACTCCGTGACCATAACCGCATATCTCTTGCGATTCCCCTGATTCGTGCATTAGTAAATAAGTCGAAACAACTTCGGTAAATACTGATTGCTTTTGCTTGATTTTGCCATAATTATCAGGTTCTTCCCAACGTTCTATTTTAATCGTTGGTTTAACTCCAGTAGGCAATATGCACAATCCGTGCTTTGCCATTGCTGATCCAATAATCTTTTTTACTTCTTTATCTGGAACACCTTTATAGGACATTTTCCCTTCGCCAACGGTCATTGATTTTTCAATCCCTTTGACATCATTCATAACTGCGATAACTGCTTTAATTAGGTTTTTCATTTGGTTTATTTATTTGAAAATTGAGTTGGTATATCTATTTCTGAATCGATTGTGAAATCATCGTAATCGATGACCTTAGTTCCGTAGAATGCTTGGTCGTGCATCCATTTGTCAAAGTCTTCTTCAACCTTAAAATGCTGAATCGATGTCCAATAATTACGACCATCCCATAGCCGTAATCTTAAAACGCAAGGATATTTTTGCTTTTCCATTATAATTCTTGATAGGTTAAAAATTGTGAGTTTTCTAAAATTTCTTCTTGCTTGATGTAGCGATTTGCTTCCCGAATGTCAGCGAATGTCATCGTAACAAAGTAGGTGCCAGTACCGTGATACTGGAATTTCATCCGCCAGATCATTGTGCTGATAAGATTATAGCTGCGAAGGCAAAGAAGCCAATGATACCTACTACAATGATGCCGATGGCTAATGGTATGCACTCAGGATCTTGCTTGTGCATTTCGATGGTGTACTCGATTAATTTTTTCATTTTGATAAGGTTTATTAAATAGCTTTGTTGCTATTGTGATACAAATATAGAACGAAGATTTGGAATAAAAAAATATTTTTAAACTTTTTTTTAATTTATTTTCATAAACAAAAATGCCCCCAAGAATATCCTGAAGGCATTAACTTAAATAAACCTATTAAAATGAAACAACCTAAAAACAATATTACAAAATTCTTCCCTCTTTTATCTGATAATTAGTAACTTTTGATTTGCCATCGTCAATCTCCACGATTGCAAAGCCGTGATTATGCATCGAGAAAGGCATATACTTAGGCGATAAGACAGTCAAACATCCAGTTGTATAAGTATTAACGTATTCCTTAAATGCCGTTTTCTTTTGCGTTGAAGATGTCCGATGAACGTGTCCCATCAAAGTATTACAAAGCGTTTTGTTCATTAGATTCTGCGAAGGATTAACTCCACCGGCACCATAAAGCTCGTGTCCGTGAACGACTAACAAGTCTCCCATCTCCATTCCTTGCCAATCGTTTACCATTGTGAATTGTAACTTATTTAAATTAAAGAATATTTCAAATTGAAGATCGTGAATCTGTGCAAATTCTTCCGCTTGCAATTGTAATGATCTTGCCCATCGTTGTTCGTGATTGCCCAGCTTATAATAGATAGGAATCGTCGGGAATAAATCACGCAACTTCCTTAAAAAATCCCTTGACATATCAACTTCCCTTTTGAAATCACGAAGGTCTTTTTCTTTTTCGTGCCGGCTGATTGAATAAAAATCCATTATATCCCCATTTAAATAAAGGCAATCAATCGACGATTCTTTTAAATGCTTAATGGCAATGGTTAAGGCTTGCAAACTATGATAAGGGAAATGAATATCTGATAAGATACCAATCTTTTTTAAATGCTTAGGCAATCGCATCGATTCATATTCCTTAGATAATGATTCAGCTATCCCAAAGTTATCAAGTAAGTCAAGGTCGTATTTAACTTCTCCATCAATTTTAATCATTCTTTCAGCTTCAAACTTTGACCTTTCAATCATTGTGATTCCGTTCATCGTCATAAACTTCTTTAATTGCTGAGAAGAAGCATATCCATATTGTTGATAATATGTACGATAAAATTCCATTTGTCGCAAATTGCAAGAAAAGAAATGATTCCTAACTGCTTCGACTTTGTGTTTTTGACTTTCTCTCATTTTAGAAAGGTTTAAATCGGAAATATAAATATCCGATTATGATTAACGATTCAAATATAATCGTAATGATTGCCCACGTTGGAACAACTTCTTTGACAATAATCTTTTCAAAAAACTTTACTTCTGAATTATATTTTGCTTTGTATTTAGAATCGTAAACATTTGCCACGCTATCTAAGTCTATTGTGGCTTTAATCTTGCCTCTCTCTGACCTTATAATGACCTTACCTTGTGGAATGGTTATCTTGCTATAAAATCGTGTCAGAAATCCAAGAGAATCACAAGGATTATCAATCGTTAATGTGTCGTGAATGGCTTTAAATTTTTCAATGGTCTTGACTTCTCGAATTGTATCTACCCGAATCTTTTCTACAACGCTTGTCGTTTGTGTAGATTTACACGATGCAAAGATAATCAACGCAAAAATGAGTAGATTAATATTTCTCATAGACCGTTTTGCCTTCGTGCTTGATGGCTCTTAATATCTGATTCCGATTCTTTCCGTTAGCTACATAAGAAACGTGAACCCAATCAGGATTTGTAGATTTCCCAAATTCGAAAATACACTGATCAAATTGAAGATTCTTGATAATAAAGTCAAATATCATTTTGTTGCTAACTACATTAGCAGATAAGTCGTGATCGATGTCAACCGCTTCGCCAGTTGTATGCTGACTATTCTTTGCCCCACCGATTTCTGAGTTTAAAGCCTTGCTTCTAAAGCCTGAAGATATTAAGATAGGTATTTGAAAATGTTTTCTAATTGGCTCTAAAACATTAATGCAAAGCTCACGAAGATTATCGGTCTGCTCTGCATTTGGAAGATTGTTGATGCCGTTACGTTTAGCGTAATCGCTTCGAGTAAACTCGTTTAAATCAAAATGTTCACTTAGTTTCATCAGTCTTATTGTTTGAAAACTTTGACAAAGTTATAGAAGCTGACGAATATCCAAGCACCGCAATCATTATATTTTGAACTCCGCTATCCTTGTGGTCATAAATGTATATGCCAAACACGATAAGCGAACCGATTATGAAGATTAAACGACCGCTTGAATATTCCCCATTCGCTTGAAAGAATTCCTTAATGCTATTTGTTAGCTTCGGCATCCTTGTTGAGTTTGACAATTTGCTTGTAATAGTAAACCATCGCAAAGCTACACGATCCAATAGCAAATAAACCCGATACAATCCCAACGATATAACTCAAGGATGTGTAAGAAATTATTGCCGTTGCCCCTCCGATAATTAGGGAAAGTACGCCAGCTGGATGCGATTGGTTTTCCATTATTTAGTTAATTGCTCGTTATATGCTTGCTCGTAATCTACATCGATTGACGCACCAAAAGAATGGATTCCTACCGGCTCGCACCAAATCTTATAAGATGCAAACGAAGGTAATTCATCATTCTTCCAAAGGATGTCTACTGAATATTTATCAGACAAAACTGCTTCGGTAACTACATTCATTTCAGCATCCAAAACCGGCGGAGTTATCATTATATGACCGATTTCCACAACCGATTCGATGATGTCGTGATTATAAGACAAAATAGTTTCTTCGTCTAATGTATGGCTTACTTGTAAGGTAGCTTTTAATTCTTCCCACTTTGTAGGCAAAAACTCATATTTACGGAATTTCATATTATATAGTCGTTAATGTTGCTAATTCTGAATTTTGTAAACGTGTTTTCCAAATGACAGCTGAATTAATTGGATTATTTTCTCCATACGGGTAAGCTTGTTCAGTTGATAGACCAATTTGAGAAAATTGTACTGAACCGCTTGTTGAATTTGTTGCTTTTTGAACACCATTAACATATAATACATAATCATTTGCTTTATATCCTACTGCAATTTTATATCTTTCATTTGTAGTCAATCCAGTTGCAATTAAAGTTTTTGTTGAATGACCATTAATAACAAATACAAAACGAGTATTAGAGTTAGACCAATAACCAAAATTATTATATGATCCATCTGAAACCCATATATCTTCACTTCCTTCACTATTATTTCTTTTGTAATCTAAAAAAATAGTTCCTTCCGATGCACCAAATAATGAACTAATTGATGTTTTGTAGCAACTATCCGCATTCCTTGTAACGCTTGCCGTAGTAGTAGGGATATATGATGTTGCATAGGAACCGGCTTCTAATTGTGCGCCCCAAACATAATACTTTTCTGTTCCTGCGGATGCTGGATTAGTGTTACCTGATGAGTTACAAAAAGCTAAATCAAATAAATGCGATGTATCAGTAGCGGTTGCAGTAATTGTTAATCTAATCCATCCATTGCCATAATTTTCAATTTTTAATGGATTAGCACTTGAAGCAGTATTATTAATTGTATTTGTGTCAAAATCATAAAAATTAAATGTAGTTCCAGCATATACCCATCTAAAACCAATATATCTATAATTATTTTTTTTGACAAAAATACTTGCAGTATAAGTAGTCCCAATAACCGTAGTTATAGTTTTTCTTAAAATATTAAATGAGGCATTAGCTGCATTATAAGTATCTGCATCAACCGTACCATCAGGAGAAGCAATGGAGTTTGCCGTAATTGTACCAGCTACTTTAGTCCAAGCTGCATTATCAAACTCTTCTGAATAAGTATTTAAATTTGAACGTTGTGGCTCAAGCAATAATTTAGGGCAAGTGCTTGATGTATAATCAAGTCTTGGCTTGTTAGCTAAAACCGTTTCAATCAATCCGCTTGAATTAACTCTTGTGGCAGTATCTCCGGTTCGTGCGAATGTCATATCCCCAGTGCCATCCGAAGGGATAATGGAGTAAAGTTTTGATGCTTTATAGCCATTAGGTGTTACAACCAAGCTGGCAGTATCTAATAAATTCATATTATTTTAAGATAAATTATTTATAAAACTAATTAAACAAGTATCGGCTTCAACTACTCCACTATCTAAACCTACTCTGCCTTCAAATAAAAGCGTTTTTGCACCTCCATTAGATAACTCTCCAAGCATTGTATTGTATAAACAAGAATATGCTTCAAACGTTCCTAAATCAGTAGTAACTCTTGATTGAAAAGCATTCTCGTAAGTTGTTAAATATGCTAAATTACCTAATATATCGGTCTGTCCAGCATTGGCATAACGATAGGCATAACCCCAAGCAATGTTGTTATTTACATCGCCTTGTCCCCATCCGATTGAGTTATTGGATGAACCGTATCCCCATCCTATGCTATTTGCCATTTTCTAACTTGTTTAAATAAACCTTTAATTTTTTAATGTTTTCATCCTTCGGTTTGTAAGTTCCTCTACAACTGCCAGCCGGAAAAGTCGCTTTGTTTATCTGGGTAGACATCTGCGTTTGAATTAGTGTTATATTCTGGGAATAATGACATATTAAAACTCATATAATCAATAAAGCGTCGTGTGTAATTCTCAGCTATTGACCGTTCTTTTTCTACTAAGAAATCTACTTCTTCCTTACTTACTGTGTCGCTATTCTCTGAATTATGCTTGTAAACTCCTTTGTTAGCAATCGTATAAGCTGCGAATGGTAAATATTCCACAAGGCTCCAGTGGATTAACATCGGCTTAATATAAACGTTTGTCAATGACAAGTAATTACCAGCCAAAGTGCCAGCTACGATGTCATCGTTAATCTTCTTAAATAACTTAGTTCCAAGATAATTCTGAATGTGAATATCTTGAGCAACCTTAACCCATTGCACAAAATTGTCCACGTCGATGTTGCCATTCAACGCAGTAAACTTTACAATCTCATCACGACTTACAAATAACGCTGTTGCCATATTTTATTTTGGTAAAAATCCTTGATTTGGCATATTGATAGGTTTGGTATAAACCAATTGACTATCCTTCTTATAATTCTTCCCATCTTCCTTACTAAATGGTGCCGGTAAGATTTCGCCAGCTTTTCTCGCCTCCGCTGGTGTTATTTCCTTAGCACCTTTCTTGCGTGGATCTGTAAAACGTTTGTAAGTTTCACGAGTCCAAAAATGATGGCAAGCTCCTCCACCTTTATACAAAAATATGTCATAGGTATCAGCACCTCGTGGTCCCCAACCCGGATTTGTGCTTGCCTTTTGGCTCATTAACTCAATGTCTTCCTTCCGATATAACTTATTCATTTGCGTCATCTTTACGCAGAAAGGTCGGCTTTTATCAGTTGTTTCTCCTGAGTATCTATAACGACTGATGAATAACTTTCCGTCTTGTTCTGACTTTAAATCAGGACGAGCAACACCAGTAGTTACAAATTCATAAACCTTAGAAAGTAATGATTTTTTAGGATTGTTTAACGCGTCTAATTCAGCATCCAATCTCGCCTCCTCTTCCATATCATCTACCACTCGTGAATCAATTAACTCCCATTCGTCTAAATCAATATCTTCGCCAAATTCTTCGAGTTCCATTTCATCTAAATGCGATGACAATTTAACCCCAGTTTCTTCCTCTGCCGTAGCCTTGTCAGCGATTGGATTCAAATCAACAAACTCCAATGGCTGCAAAGTTCTGAAATAAAGATTTAAGCTAATTCCATTAAATGCTAAAACCTTATCAATTCCATCGATGAACGTGTCTTGGAAATAACGAATAACCATATTATCAAATAAGGTAATCGCGTTCTTCAACTCATCCGCATTCGATGTAAATCCATTCGATGAAGGAATACCAAACTGCAATCCACTTACCACCCCGTGACCAAGTAAAATCTTTGCTCTTGATTCTTCGCTTAAATATTCGTAATGCTTAGGTGCATCATTCAAAGGAATAGAATCAACCGTAGTCTTTTTGGTTTCATCGTTATTAAATGAAACAACTACCTTCTTGCCTTTCGATCCAGTCAATGTAGCAGATACTTGTCGGCTAATTAACTCACGCTTTTCTTCGTCAGGAATACCATTGTTAAAATTAACAACGCTTGTCGGACTGAATCCGTTCTGCACATCGTTAATCAAATAATCAGCAATTTCTTCCTCTAATTTGGCGTAAGGTATTGCACCAATATAATCAACATTCGAGTAATACTTCTGACCAACGGTGTAATTTCCAACATAAAGTATCTCCAAAGTTTTATCCCCGAAACCAAAAGCCGGAATACGTTTAGGCGGAAATTTATTAGTATCTTCCCAATTATCTGAATAATAATACGCTTCAATTTCTCCTTTTTTATTGCACTTTTGGGCTCTTAACAACTGAACTGGAATATGTTCAACACGAATAATAGAATCTTTTGACTTATTATAAATCAATTGATAGGCATATTGCCCAAGTAACTTTAAATCAGCAATTCCTTTCTTTACAACATCCTTACGGAATAGCATCATCATCTGAGCATATTCATTAGGCTTCTTGCTTGAATCCGTAGCATCTAAGCCACGACCATAAATCAGTTTAATAATGTTATTAATTACTGCGTTATTAGTTGTCGATCCGTTGTATCTGTCAATCAAGAATTGAAAGAAATTATTGTTTTCTCCAAATCCTACCCAAGCATCCCGATTGTTTTCAGTCGTTTTCGGTGCTGAATACGCTTCCAACTGGATGAAATGAATACCGTTTGAATCCTTCCTCTTATTCATAGAAAATTATATTTTGCGAATGCTGAACGTACTCGTCTTTATTTACGCTATATGAATCAATTTCTTGATTTGTTACAAATACCTTATCCCGATGGACCAAAGTGCTTGTATGGTCAAAGGATGAAAGGAAAGTGTATAAACACGATTCCGCTTCATACGTTCCTCCATCAGCCACCACTCTCGATGCAAAATTATCAATCGCAGTCTTGTCTGAATTTTCGTTTATTGTCAAGGTATAAAAATGACCTTCCTCTAAACTTAATACCTCTGAAAATTTACTATAAAATGATTCCGTTGTGCAATCAATGTACTGATTTGTTTCAACGTTTGTAGTTTCGTTTCTTAAAAATAACTCATTTGGCACTCCACTCCGTGTCGGAATGAACTTCACTTCTTGTGCCGTAGCTATCGCCTTTAATAGAATCATATACTATAAACCAAAAAAAACGATTTTGTTTTAAAAAGGAAAAGTCGGGAACTCTGCCCGACCTTCCAACATCTTAACCCGAATTTAAAAATTATGTTCCAGCAACAACCGTTACTCCGGCAGTAGCTAAGGATGTAATAATCATATTCGCTGGTACTGGCTCCTCGCCAACGATAGTCAAAGTAAATCCTGACAAATCGCCCATAGCGGCACCAGTAACAATTGAACCACCAGTAACTTCCATTCCGTTCTTAAGACCGGCATAGAATAGCTTACCATTGTTATCTTCAACGATAACTTGTGGTCTGCCGTAAGCCAATAACTTGATTTGCTTCAAGTCTTTAGCAGTAATTGACTTTAACGTTAAATTTAATGTTTGCGTAAAGAAAGTAGTTCCGTTCTCACGGCTTGAATTGATTGTTTGCTCAAAACTTGAGTTCCCTTTCAAATCATATTTATATCCTGAAGGAGTTCCAGCAATCGCCGTGATTGCATCGGTATCCGTTGCATCGTAGGTAACGCCAGTAGCATCGCCTTCGTTCATAATATAAACTGCTTTCAATCCACCAACACTTGTTTTGCAAGGTTCTAACCGACCTAATGAAATATCGCAAGGCATAATGTTTGTATTTTAGAGATTGAAAATAAGCGGGACAAATGAATGCCCCGCCTTAACCTAATTAGTTAGCTGAGTTAGTGATACCGTAAGTTACGATGTCAGAAGCAAAGCCGTATTGAACTCCAGCAGTCATACGCATAACCACACGAACGTTTTGTGATCCGTCGATGTCAGCCATATCGATAACTTTAACTTCAGTCAAGTCAGAGATAAGACCAGTACCGAAATATAAGTTAGACTTCTGAGCAGCGATTGCTTTAGTAGAAGCAAGACCATCAGCAACGAACAATTTGATACCATCGAATGACAATGATCCGTTGTTGTACCATTGAGTTCCCATTGAGTTTGTACCGTTAGCACCTAAACCAGAAGCACCGAATCCACCCAAAGCACGAACGTATGAACGAGCAATTGATTGAGAAACATAGATGTAAAGATCATCCTTAGTGTAAAGAGCAGAAGGGATAGCATCAGCAATCTTACCTAATTCAGTAATTACGTTTGCAGCAGTTACAGTAGTTCCAGCAACCTCGTTAGCTGAAGGCAAAGAAGCGTCAGCAGCCAATAAAGTAGTCAAACCATCAAATTCTCCTGCGTTAGCAGTTACACCTTCCCAGATGTTAGTTTCGTTCTTTGCAGCAACTTTAGAAGCAACGTGAGCTACCAAGAAATCTTGGAAAGTCTTAGGCAATACTTTAAAAGCAGAATATCCTTGCTCAACTGCCAACCAGTCAGAAGCGAAATCTTTCTTACACAATTGTAAATTCACTTGGAATTCTTCTGGTTGTAAGATTTTCTCAGTCAAAGTGATTGTAGATGTAGCATCAAAATCGCAAGTTGCGTTCTTCAAGATTGCATCAGTAGCCAAACGCTTAATTACTTGCTTGTAACGAACGTTAGGTTTTACTTCAATACCACCACGATCGATAGTAGGTGAAGACAATAAAGCGGCAGCGATGATTTTGTTTGCAAATTCACCAGCGTACGTTGTGGTAATACTTGTTGTAGTAGCCATTTTTTAATTTAATTTGTTAATTGTTATGAAAAGATTTTTGAAAACACACTATCTTGGATTGTTTCAGGACGATTTTGTCCGAATGAAAATCCTTCTACTTTTTCCTCAGGCTCAGGATTTTGAACGATTGGTTCAGCACCTTCCTCTTGAGCATTTAATTTAACTTCTAAAACTTCTTTCTCTGCTTTAACCGATTCTAACTCAGCTTTTACTGACTTTAATTCTTCGATTTGTGCTGAAAATTCAACCTTTAGTTTCTCAATTTCTGCAAAGAAAGTTTCCTTGCTAACTGATTCCACGATACGCTTTGGCGATGGTGCTTGTGGCTCTGCCTCTGCTTCTACATTGATTTCTACCGGTGCTTCTTCCATTGGTGCTTCTTCGGCTTCTGCTTCTTTAACCTCAGCAATAATACCTTCAACCGCAACCACTAAGATTTTACCATCTTCCAACTTGTACTCGCCAACTGGCATCGGTACAATTCCATCAGCCGTTACAATTCCCACCGAGTAATCTGGCTCAAATGATTCAGCTTCAACGATGGTAATTCCATCTTCTAACTTCATTTGCGCTAAATTAACTTGGAAACCCAAAGCGGCTTTAATTACGTTTTTTTTGCTCTTGTATTCCATATTTATTTTTGTTAATTACTTACATTTGTAATAACTCGTGCCTCGTTTACATTTGTAACCGCAGAAACTCCTTGCGATACTAATGCCCCAACACCTTGAGAGA